GATGCGAAGGGGAAAACCTTTTCTAATTATCAAATGGTCGGGCATTTTGGACGCATCGCGAACGCGATTAATAAATGGAGCGAGCACAGAGAGAAACAGATGGGGCCGCTTATCTATGGCCCTCCCGGCACTGGAAAAAGTCATTTTGCTTATGCTGTCGCTCATCAGCTTTTATGGAAAGATTTTAAGGTACGTTATGCGACTCATAACAGTCTACTCGATCTTGAGCGCGCTACCTGGAACGACAAGACCCGCAAGTCACCCCTTCGAACGCTTTTAAAAGATGTCGACGTCTTGATCTTGGATGAGGTAGGCGGTGTTGGTGGTGGTTATGGTCGTGTCACAGATTGGGAGAAGAAGACAACGAGCGAGATGTTAGACAACATCTACCGCAAATGGTCAGCGGGTGAGCTTTACGTTCTCTTCATCAGCAATGTTCCACTTGAGACTTTTATGAGGACATATAACCAAGCCCTTCAAAGCCGCTTACAAGAGATGATCAAGCCGGTGTTTATCAACATGACAGATAAAAGGATTAACTAATGAACGACCAGATCGACAATCTTAAAGTTACAAAGCCAGAGAAGAACGATCAAAAGCTTGTTATCGGCGAGCGGATGACGATTAAAGGGATTCATCTTTCGAGCGAGTATGAAGACAACGAATATCGAGCGCGGGTTCAATACAACGGATTCCCGGTTTTCGTGAGGTATAAAGGCGATCGACACACCGCAGCACATCTTGGCGCTTATACAAAAGTTGCGGATAGAATGACGGTTACCGGGGTAATCGGTGAAGAGTTGATTGATGTTAAGCCGCGTAAACAACCGTGGAGACAGATGACGATCACGATTGAAGGGACTGATGACGTGCGCGTTTTTGGTCGCCATGACTTCAGCCACATCAAGCCTTACGCCTCAGAAGTTTATAAGCGACAGAAGAAAGAAGAGGAGAGGAAAAAAGAGAAAGAAAATAATTTTTAACTTTTTTTAAAATTATATTTGACGTTAATAAAAGTTAATGTTAGATATAGATCATCAACAACGAACAGCGGCAACGCAAAAAGCAAAAAGGAAAAAAACATGAAATACAGATTAGCCGAAAGCACACTCAGAAAGTACGACGCTCAACAACTTGCAAACCACTTCGAAAGGATTCAATTCAAGTTCGATCTTCAGGTCTACAGAATTGATCGAGCGTATAACAGCCTTTATGAATTGGGTGATGATGGATACCGGTACATTGGGACTCTGAGCAAGCATAACTTGGAAGAGGAGTTGTATTCTCTCTACTTTGCAGTTGAAGAAAGTATTTCAAAGGCTTGCAATTAATTATAAATTAAATTAACGTTAGCTCGAACAAAGGGCGAAACGATGACAGAAGAGAAAAAAGCAAAGCTCAAGGCTCTTACTAAGATTAAACTGCTCGCAGATAAAGCGGGCATTCATCACGTTTATCTTTCAAGAATCTTGAAGGGTAAAGAGCAAGCGAGCGCAGAACGCGCGGAGCTACTCGCAAACCTCGCGAATCAATTAACATTACAAGAGGGTTATTTCGTACCCTCAGATTTTAGAGAAGAAGAAGGATAAACAGAATGAGTCAATCAGATAATACAAGCGGAGAAACAATCCGTAAAAAATTTCTTAAGAAGTATGTCAACGCTTTGAAAATATTAAGATCAATTGAGGAAAAGTTAATTGAAGAAGGTCATTTTGATGACTTGCAAGATAACGCAAGCAAAAGACAACTTGAAGAATTTAAGAGATTTCAAAGAGTGAGAAAGACAAGGATTAACTAAATATGAAAACACTTGGCCACTTGAGGGTTGTTGGCTACGTCACCGGTGACCCAAAGCTAGAGACGAGCAAAACAGGAACATCATATTTGAAGTTCTCAATTCGTTGGTATGAAAACCGCAAAGATTCAGACAAGACTATGTTTATGGATTGTGTCGCTTTTGGACTGACTGCGGAGTATATGGCCCAAAGACTTGAGAAAGGCGCGCCCGCTTATGTCGAGGGCGAGCTTATCAATGATCGGTGGGAGGATGACCAGGGGCGCAAGCGCGATTCATGGTGTATTAAAGTCCGTGAGTATGTAGCGCTTTCAACAGTACAGCGCGAGCAGGGGCAACAAGCGCAGCCTTTCAAGCGTGAAGAGAAGCCGGTTCAAGCTTTGTGGGGTCAATCTTCACCTTCAAATGATAGTTGGAGCAAGGCCAATGACCGACGAAATGATCCATTCTAGCTCATTGTTGATCGACGTAGCGCGCGAGCTTTTACGAGATCAGCCTAAAATGTTCGCTCGTATTGAGTACGCTTTGACGCTGTCGATTGTTGAAGAGTTGTTTAAATATCGCGGTCAATCTGCGGAGAAGATCGCCGAGCGCTTGAACTGGGAAGAGTCAAGGGTTGAGGCTTTTATTAATGATAATTGGAGCCGTTTAAAATTATGAAAAGTGATCTTGAAGGACTAGCAGAGAGAGAATCAATTCGGAACAATAACGCGCCTGCACAGACGCGCGCGCCCGCGCCCGTAGAAGCTAAATTAAAAGATCCAAGATTCATTGATTGTCTTGAGCGAATTAAAATGGGTCAGTCTATTCGTGGAGCTTGCGGGTTATCCAAGTTATCAACCTCTACACTTTATGAATGGATTGAAGCCCACCCAGAAATAAAAAAGATAGTTCAAGACGCAAAAGATGAAGGTCTAGGAAATATTGAAACGCGGTTTATGATGGGCAGTGATAGCGACAACCCGACCGATTGGCGCGCGATGTCTTGGATGTTGGCGCGTAGATTCCCCGATGCGTACGGAGAGAAGAAAGAGTTGACGGTAAGCACTAATGAAGGCGCTCAAAAACAATTAGAGATGGTAAGCGCGATGATTGAGCAGACTAGTGAGCTGATGAATGAAGGTGACGAGTAAATATAAGCCGGGTTATCAATATCTAACTGAAGAATATTACCAAGTAATACTCAAGAGGCGGCGGTTGAAGCGGGCGAATGAATCACCCAGAGAGAAAGCTTTAAGGCGTAAACAGTTTAGAGAGTATCAAAAGGAAAGGCGGCGGTTGATCAATGAACGAAGCAAAGCGGCAATACTTGAAGATGTCAGAGGCGCAATATCAGAAGAAGTTAAGACAGCGCAGATTGAAGCGAGCCAACGAGACGCCAGAGGAGAAAGAAGCACGGCGCAAGAAGTTCAGAGAGTATCAAAGGGAATATCGAAAAAGGCAGAAGACATGAGCAGATACAACGAGGTGCGAAGAATCGCCAAGGCGACGAGCTACGAAGAAGATTTAGAAAAAGAAGAGGCTCGCCGCGCTCAACGGCTTAAACGTTATCGTGAAGACGGCGGCAGAGAGCGAAGGGCGCAAGCGTACCGAAACCGCAAGCGCTCGAAGCCTTCTTTAATAGATGAGCCGAAGCCATCAAAACCGGTGATTGATCGTTCAAATGATGTTTATCGAAAGGTCGCGACAAGGGCCGCGATTGCTTATATGGAGTTAACGCCAGAACAGAGACTTGAGCGGATCCGGCGAGCATACGAGGGCAGATGAATAGAAGAGCATTGATTAAACCGGCGGGGCTTGCATTCGCTTATTTTGGACATAAGATGAAGTATATTAATCGTTATCCAGTGCCAAAATATGACCATATTATTGAACCATTCGCGGGCGGCGCGGGTTATGCTCTGAGATATTGCGACCTTAAAGTGACGCTTTACGAACTAGATGAAAAGGTTTGTATACTATGGGATTATTTAATCAATGCTTCTGAGGCTGACATTTTAGCGCTTCCGCTTTTAAAGGTTGATCAACATCTTGAAGAATTGAATTTAACTGGTGGCGCTTTGGAGCTTGTCGGTCGTTGGATTAATCCGCAAAGCGCTACAATTCAAAACAGATTTTCACCAGTACATAAGAAGTCAATTTTAGAGAATGAGAACGATTCAAGATATTGGGGAAGATCAAGAAGATATAAAATAAGTCAAATAGTAAAAAGGCTTAAGCACTGGAGGATTATAAATAAAAGTTACATTGAAGCCGTAAATACTAAAGCGTCATGGTTTATCGATCCGCCGTACGCTTCAAAAGTAAGTAAAAAATATAATCATCATACAATTGATTATGATCAACTCGCTTCTTTTTGCAGATCTCGAAAGGGTCAAGCGGTCGTTTGTGAGAATACTGATTCACCTCAATGGTTACCGTTTCGTGAATTGTTGACGCTGTCAGGAGGAAAGCAAGACCAAGGTAAAAAGAGAAAATCAACAGAGGTTTTATGGTGTAGCAATGATCAAGATTATCCCATGCAACAACAATCTCTCTTATGAAACTTGAATACACCGCGCTACAAAAAGAATTAATAGCGGCGATCACTCAGAAGAATGCTTTTGTAGCTGTTCGCGCGGGTTGGGGAGCGAGTAAAACAAGCGCGCTCGTGTTCGGTCTTCTTTATGTAGCAACGTGGCGACCGGGTACAAGTTCACTATTGGTCACAGACACCGCGCCGCGTTATCGTTCTGTTTTAGGTCCGGAACTTGAAAAGTGGTTAAGTCCTCTTGGTTGGACATACAATCAACTAAAAGGGGAGTGGAAAGATCCAAATACAGGGAGTTCCATTTGGTGCCGTTCATACTTTCGACCGGGTACGAAGGAGAGCACTAGCAACCCGCTCGAAGGGTTGAACATCACTTCCGGCTTTGCCTTTATTGATGAATGTCAGGTCTTTCCATCGGCTGAGGTTGCATACAAAGCTTTAGGCCGTTTAAGATCTGGCCCTAGTCCTTGCCTTGTGATGGTCGGCTTACCTGTGAGCGATGCTTGGTGGGTCAAGCTTGCCGAACAAAGCGGCGGGCGCTGCTTGTTCTATTCTTCGCACGTCAACAAAGCTAACTTAAGTGATGAATGGTTTGAAGCTGTCAAGCATTTACCCGAGGCTGAACGGCTCGCGATGATCGAGAATAAACCGCAACCGCCGAGCGGTCTTGTGTTGTCGGAATGGACAGAAGGACACGTTATAGACAACTGGAAATATCGCGAACATCTTCAAGGGCGAATAGCAATAGACTGGGGATTCAGAAAGCCTAGCGTGTTGATCATTGTTCACGATCCAGACTTAAACGCAGACATAATCTGCGGAGAGTTGAACCCGCGCGAAGTGAGTCTTGATGACTTAGCGCAATTGATCATGGCCATAGCTTGGCCGCGAAAGATCAAACAATATGCACCGTCGCCGCGCATCTGGCTTGATGATGGAGTGGCAGACAAAGCCGGGGCCGCTCGATCAGATCACTCTGGTATATCTGCCTTTCGACATCTTGGAAGCGATCCACCGAGAGGAATAGGGCTTCCTTTGAAGTGGACGACTGACCCAATCAGAACCAACATTTTAAACGGAATACAAAAACTGAAACGCGCGCTCGCAAGAAAAGAATACTTAATTACTCGTGAGGTTTGGGAAGCGGGCGATCGAGCGCAGGGTAACAGCTTGCGTAAATCAATCATGTCTTATTCATGGGCCAACACTAAAGACGAGCCAGTAAAGGACGGTCGAGAAGATCCCATTGACGCGCTACGATATGATTGTATTTTCTGGCGGTGGAATGATGACATTGAAAGAGCCATGTCAAGAGTGAAGGCGAGAGGGGCGAGCAGATCACGGCGGGTTAAAGTTGGCGGTCGAAAGTTTATTGACTTCTGATTGATCATTGTTTATCTTTCTTTTAGAGTTCTAGGTCGGTAACCAAAGCTCTTGAAAAGCACTTATTGGCGTAGGTGCTTTTTTTTATTGACTTATGATTGATCGTCGTTCACCTTGCTTATCCCGACTGTTTACCAAAGAAGTTAAACCGACCTGAGGCCGCAGTCGGGTAGAAAAAAAGTCCACTTTGAAGAGCGACTCTTGCGGGTCGCTTTTCTTTTTTGTATATATTGAGCAACTCCTTTTTGCTTCGCTCGCGGCTTCCTTCCTCGCGGGCGTTGCTGTTTAAGGTGCTTGACATTTAAAGCGAATATGATCACTTAATTAAAAAGAGGTGAACATATGATCAATACAGAGCGTGACCCTGAGCACATGCCCGCGTATACCCCACGGTTTACTATCAAGGGTATAACAGGAACTAATCTTGCCTCTGGTTCGATCGTTGGAAAAGAACAGAATCCAAAGCTCACCGGAAAGAATTGGGTACTCGAAGCTGAATCAATGCTATCAAGTGATCCTATCGTTCGCCGCTCTTGGACCATGCTTAGGCAAACTTTGCTTTCTGCATCATGGCGCTTTGAGTCAGCTAATCAAGGTGATCCTGTCTGTGATGAGTTGGCGCGTTATGCTAATGAAGCTTTCGGCCTCGATGGATACAGCGGCCAGATGTCTTCATCTTGGGAAGAACAGTTAAGTTATCTATGGGAGTTTGTGCCGCTCGGTTATCGATACGCCGAAGAGGTCTATAAAGTCGGGCCAGATGAGAACGGCCGCGTTAAAGTCTGGCTCGATCGATACGCAGACCGGGAGCCTAGCGCTCATCAGAAATGGCTAAGTCGAGACGGTCAACAGTTGGACGGCGTTTATCAAGACATGGTCGGCCATATCGTACCCGAGCCGATCCCATCAAATAAAATGATCTTGCTCACCTTGAATAAGACCGGGTCAAACTTTGAGGGCGTCGGTATGCTGCGCTCGTGTTGGTGGTGGTGGAGAACTAAACAACGAGTTAGTAACATGATGCTCGTTGGTTTGGATCGTTGGGCCGTTCCTACTCCTAAAGTCTCGGTTGATCGCTCCGTAGCTGAACAACAGGGGTACACACAATCTGACATTGAGGCTATGATTGATGAAGCTGAGGCGCAAGCGCAAAACTTTTTAAGCGCTGAACAGAGTTATCTGGTCGAGTCAAGCGCGGTCAAGTTTGATAATTATTCAGTTATGCCAAACCTATACAGCCAAGGCCCGATTGATATAATTACAAAATGTGATTCACAAATCGCGGCTTCATTCCTCGCCCAATTCGCAGACCTCGGCAACACCGAAACCGGCTCAAGGTCAGTAGGTGAGATTCACTTGAGCGTATTTAGAAGAGCAGCAATCAATCTTTGTGATCTAGTCGCGGCGGTTGTAAGTGGACCGGATCGAAGAGCGGCGGGGACAATTGGCCGGTTGATTCAGTGGAACTATGGACCAATGGACCCTTCAAAGCTTCCACGATTAACGCATCTTGGCCTTGATACAGATGACCTTGCAGAAAGCATGGGCATGCTTCCCGGCCTTGTTCAGTCTGGATTGTTAACGCCAGACGATGAACTAGAGCGAGCGTTACGCCAAAGACTAGGCGCGGGCGATCTTCCAGAAGACGCAGTAAGAACACCAAGGGAGAGAGCGGCGAGCGCTCGAAGTGGTAACGCAAGCGCGGCGACACTAGCCGAAGAGATCATAAGGCGGCGCAATGTCTAAAAGAACCATAGCGCAAACACCGGCGCCCAAAAAAGACAGAATCAAAGGATCGCGCAAGAATCCAAAAGGGAGCGCAAGCGGTAAGCGTGGAAGTATTGAGATTGGAGCCGAGACGGAAAAGGCCCTAGTCAATGCTCGTGATAAGCATAATAAACGGTATAGAGGCGCGGGAAAGACTGTCGACCTTGGAACACTTAAAGCGGTATTTAGAAGGGGCGCGGGCGCGTTCTCTACTTCTCACCGTCCCGGCATGAATCGCAATCAATGGGGTCTTGCTCGCGTCAAAGCTTTCTTAAAGTTGGTAGGTACTGGCGAGCGTAAAGAGGCTTATAATACTGATCTTGACTTACTCCCAAAAGCTCACCCGCAATACAGAGCAGACAAAGAGACTCTTCTTGCTGTTCCAAAGAAGTACGATCATATAGACTTTACACCGCCCAAAGGCGCGCAAGATGCGGCTGAGAGGGCTTTAAGAATCAGAGCATCAAAACCGATGTCACAAAGAGGAATGACCGCCGTTGGCATCGCTCGCGCTCGTGATCTTAAAGCGGGTAAAGCTTTATCACCTGAGACCGTTAAAAGAATGCTCGCATACTTCACCCGGCATGAAGTCGACAAAGAAGGCGCAACCTGGAAAGACTACGGCAAGGGCCGGCAGGCTTGGCTTGGATGGGGAGGAGATGCCGGCTATCGATGGGCGCAGAAAGTAGTTGATCAGATGAATGATGCAGACAAAAAACAACAAGCTTTAAGGGCATATGGTGAGGCCGTCCTACTTGGTGAAGTTGGAGAATATAAAGTACCTGACGGTTTAACCGTTGGTAAGCCGTTTAAAACTTTAGGACTTGGCCAAGTCTCAAGTCGTATGAACGGCGAGAAGATAGGCAACGCGATCACCTCGGATCTACTCGAAGAGATGCGGCGCGTATACTATGCCCGCCGTGAAGCTGATCCGGTTATCATTGATTGGCAGCATGCGACGAGTCCATTCAATGGAGGACCGCCGGCACCGCCTGAGAGTGGAAACGCCCTTGGCTTAATAGTCGATCTTGAATTAAGAGAAGATGGACTCTACGCAATCCCCGCATACAACGAGCGCGGGCTTAATATCGTTAGAGACGCGGGCGGCGTTCTTTGGTCGTCTCCCGAATATCTCGACGGTGAAGTCTACGCAAGAGAAGGCGGTGACAAAATCGGTGATGCTCAATTGTTGGCCATCACCCTTACCCCAAGACCGGCTCAGGCTTCAACTCAGCTCGAGCCCGTAACACTAGGAGAAAAGTTGATGGAAGATATCAACGAGATGTCAATAGACGAACTCCGTGACATGCTACGAGCTAAACACGATATGGTGTTAGAGCTTGAGAAGCGGGTTGCGGAGATGACCAAAAAAGCAGAGGCGGCGGTCGAAGCTCAACTTGATTCTGAAAAAGAAGAAGAGATGAAAGAGCATTATGACGAAGTCGAGAAGATGGAAGAGAAGAAGGAAGACGAGCCGAAAAAAATGGCTGAGTCGGTCGCACACTCTGAGAATCTTCAACTCTTAAATGAGGTCAAAGCACTTCGCGAGCAACTTTTAAAAGTTGAAGCTGAGAAGTACGAGACAGCAAAGAGCGCGGCAATCAATACCCTTTTAAGTGAAGGCAAGATTGCACCGAGCGCAGAAAGCGCCGCTCGTGACG